TTGACCACTTTGAACTAATAACCCAAGCAAATTAAATAGCACATTGCTTGGTTCTTTGTAAGGCAATGGCATAAGAGCATCTCTCAAAGCACCACCCGGTGCATCAATATCTCTAAACTCACCCGGTTGTAATGGTGAAGCCTCATCCCTAATTCTTATACCTCTTGCCTTAAATCCTGCTGGTAAGTTGCTTAAGGTTCCTGCATCTATAAGCTGTCTTAAAATGGAGGTGGATGCTTTAGATAATCCACCTATCATGTGTGATAAGCCTAGACCATAGAAACCTAGACCCGGTAAAAACTTATATTGCACAAAGTAATTGATCTTGTTTCTTATGGGGTCATCAGGCAAATAGTTTCTTCTAATGGATAAAATTTTTCTTGATGACTCATCAATGGTAATGATATAAGGCAACTTAAGTCCTGTTGGCTCACCATTTTCATCCATGTCCTCAAAGCCTTCTATGTCAGCTATGGTATGTATTTCATATATTTTTCTATCACTACTATCACCATAGTTAGGCTCTACACCTTGTATTTTGTTTATTTCATCTGTGACATCATCAGTGATATTTATTTCATCACCAACTAAGTCAACATCTCTGTAGAATCCTGATATTTGCAATTTTTTTATTTCATTGCTAGACATGTTGACCATGTGAGTAACTCTCTCTGCTGAAAGTAGGTCTGTGCTTTCATATGGCACTAATAAATCTTCAGCAGGCACAAATTTAGATACAGGTCTTTTTAGTGCCTCATCATAGTAAACTTTTTTAAATGCACTACCTGATAAAGGTAGATAAAACAATAGTTGATCTAATTCAGGGTCATACTCAGGCATCTTGTTCATGATGTAGTAATTCATAAACTCTGCCACTCTCTCTGCTTGCATTTCTACATTAGCTGTTCTTTGTCCTACTATTTGTGTCTTGACCGGTCCTTGTGCTGGCAGTAATTCCTTGTAAGCTTGTGCTTGGAACTGTGTTACTGCTTCAGCCAATATAGGATGAATTACTCCTGAACTACCTTCAAATGGCTGACTTCTTTGATCATCAAATCTCATACCAAGATATTTAAGACCATCAGTGTAAGTTTTCTCCCACTCTTTTCTTGACTCTTTATCTGACTCTATATCACTTATAAGTTTGTGTGATAATAGTCCAAGCACACTATCATCAAGGTATTCAGCTATATTGCTATCAAAAGAAATCTCTGCCTCTGTTGATTCTATTTCATCTAAGATAACTGAGTCATCTGTAATAGTAACCTCAAGTGATTCAGCTAATTGCTCATCAAAGGTTGGTTGTTCAGGTGGAATGTCAATAGATTTAGATTGATCTACTATGTCAGGATTGTTTTCAGTGCCTAATTTTCTCTCTGTAACCACTTAGTTTATTGCCTGTTTTAGTTGTTGAATATTTTTATTTACACTCTGCATATCTCCAACTATTGTTGGGTACATTAATTGTCTATCTAGCTCTGCTTCATTAGGATTTTTGTAACCTTCAATCAAGCCTTCTTGTATCAAGGGCATAAATTTGTCAACTATTTCTTGCCTTGTCATTATCGACATGGTTTCAGGATTATAACTTGGCAAAAGATATTCTTTTCCACCTATTTCTAAACCAGTTATTTTCATAGTTACCACTTGATTGCCTTGAGGTGTTACCTCAACTCCCTGTTTGCTATTCATCACTACATTGTTATGGTAGTTTTGCAAAAAATTTTTATTTTTTAAGAATCTTTGCATGTGGCTTTTATTCTCTATGACCATATTAATGCACTGTCATTTTTTCTATTTTTTCAGCAACAATAATATCTGTAAGCTCACCAACCAATTCATAGCCTTCTCCTTCTGCTATGATTGAAGCATCCTCCATTGATTCTGCATGGATATTTGGTCCGCTGTATTCTTTGTCATCATGAAAAAATTTAGTGATATATATTTTCATCAATAATAAACCAGTTGCCCTCTGTCAAATGTTACTTCATCCTCATAATCAGATTTTAATTGGATAAAGCCTCCTTGTCTAACTCTCATTAAAGCCATGGTTGAACTATCACAAAAGTCATCATGCTCACCAAATGGAAAAGATGCCATTTCTTCAATAACCTCTTCTGCAAACTGATCATCAGTTGCCCATATCATACCACTTTCAAACATAGGTGACACACTGTTCATTCTAGCTATTTTATCTTGTCCTCTGCTTGGTGAGTAAGATTGCACAGGAATACCCATTTTTCTAAGCTCATGAGTAAGTGGTGTGCCTGAAGCTTTTGCCTCAATCAATACTATGTCAGGCTCCCAATACTTATATTCTTCTAATGCTATTTTTTTTAACTCAGGAAAATCAACTCTATACCTATTAGCATCCAAAAGGATAATAGCTTGCTCTGTGCCATCTTCAGGGTCAAAAATACCCCATGTTGTAATAGCACTGTAGTCTGCTGTCTCCTTTTTTGAAAAAGCAGTATCATAAGACTGAATAACTGTATGACATGCAGGAATATCATCCTTCTCCCATTTTTGCCACCACTCTCTTTTTACAATACTACCACTTTCTGCTGTTGGGTTTTGCATCCATTGTGCGTTCCATTTACTAACAGGCAAAGATGCTTTTACACTAAGCAACTCCTCTTTTTTCCAAAACTCACCCCATAGTGGTTCATCTGACTCAGGCATAATGGCTGGAAACTCAACTACTTCCCACTGATCAGCATTTTCTTCTGATTGTCTTTTTAAAAGCCTGCCAGCTAAGTCTTTGTGACTCCATCTTGTCATGACTAAGACTATGGTGCCTCCCGGCTGTAATCTTTGTCTTGGACCGCTGGTGTACCATTCCCATGCACTTTCCATGGCTGTGGGTGACATTGCATCTTGCTCAGAATGTGGGTCATCAATAATTAAAAGATCAGCACCCCTACCAGTTATAGCACCACCAACACCTGAGTAGAAAGCTTCACCCCCATCATCAGTTGTCCACCTACCTGCTGATTTGTTATCTGCTGACAATGATACATTGGGAAACACATTCTGATATTCTTGACTATCAATAATGTTTCTAACTCTTCTACCAAACCTAACAGCAAGTTCAGCGGTATGAGTTGCTTGAATAATTTTGAGTGCAGGATTAAGACCCATCATCCATGCAGGAAAATAGGTTGATGCAAACTCAGATTTTGAGTGTCTTGGAGGCAACATAACCATAAGTCTTTTGCATTTGCCTTGTGAAACTCTATTTAATTTGTCTGCAAGTATCTTGTGGTGTCTACCTAAAATGACACCATCCCAAAGATATTTAATAAATTCTAAAAAATCTGTTTGACACTTTTCTTGGCTTTTTATGTTTTTCCACCTAGATATTAAGAGTAAAGCTCTTTTTTGCTCATCATCTGATAAAGCATCAAAAGATTTTATTTTATTTATATCCATGTTTAGGTTGGGAAACTAGAAACCTAGTCTCCCATTACACTTGATAAGATTAAGAGGAGATATATACATACAAAACCAAGTGTTGTTTTATTTTACACAATCCCATCAATTTTCCAATCTAAACCTTCATACATTCTAGCTTCAGCCTGCCTTCTTTTAGCTAATCCTTCTAATCTCTTGCCACCAGCTTTATCCCACCTAAGTATTTGTTCAGGCACCTCATCATAGTCAAGGGCATTTAATTTTTTCAAAAGAGTAGATTTACCTAAATTAGTCGGTCCCAAGTTGTAACAAAAGCTTACTAATGCTGAGAATTGACACTCCTTAAGGGGTGCTTTGACCAAATTTTTGACATGTCCTTCATACTCTAATAGTTCTTCTTCAAGCATCATGTTAGCTTTTTCTTGTGACCAAACATCACCCATTTTTACATTTTTAGTATGCCCATAGCCTATGGTTGGCACATTGACTGCATCAAGGTAGGCTACACAATTACCCTCATCATCAGTAGGACAACCCTCGAAATGTTTAATTAATTCAACTCCTGCATCTGATATATGCATATTATTCCTCCTCTTTTTTAGTAGTAACTTTTCTATAATACACAACCACATCTTTGAGTTCTGTAATATATCTTTTAATTTCTTGCATGTTATAAGCCATAATTTCATAGTCAGGTATTGTCATAGCAAGAAAAACCAATTCACCTTCTTGTTTTTCAATTTTTGCTAATTGCTCCTCCCAATTTTCAGGTGTGACTGCAATCCATTCAGGTTGCCTAAGATCAATCTCTCTAGGCATTATGGGTTGTACTATCTGCCTCTCCATAGGCTTTGCACTAACCTGTATTTCTTTAGTTGGAATTAGACTGCAACTGCAAGCCATTATCAAGACCATCAACAGTGGTGCTGATTTTCTCAATGTCCTCCATGATATGCTTTGTACCATTGTTTATTTTCCTTTGCATTTCAACTGGGTCAGCCAATATCTTTGAGGCTAACTCATAGTTTTGTATAAACTGTGTATATCTATTTAACTCTCTTTGTGCAATTTTGCTTTTTACATTAAGGTCTTGTAGTTGTTGTGTTTGCAACTCAAAGTCTTGTTGTAATGATTTTATGGCTTCTTCTTGTGTTGCAATAGCACCTTCAAGGGCAATATTATTAGCTTGTAATATTTGGTTTTGATTGAACAAGTAATACAAAATAGTAAGCAAGACTAAGACTATGCCTACCAAAACTTTACTCATTATTCATGCACCAATGCCAAGCATCATTATCAGAGTGTAAAAAGGCTTGACATCTTTTAAACTTTTCTCGCCATTCATCAGAATCGTATTCATCATTCCACTCTAAGTTAGAGTTTTCTGCTATGGGTATAAATTTAGATGGTGTTGATGAGCAACCTATGGCAAATATGCTAACCAGCAAGAGGATTCTTGTTATCATCTTTAATCTCCTCTATTTGTTTGTCTAAGCTTTCTAAATCAGCTTTAATGGTGGCTATGTCTGTTTTTATTTCTGTGACATCAGGTACATCTATGCTATCAACTGCTTTTTCTAAGAATTGCACAGATGTCTCTATAGATGCAAACCTTTCTTCAATGACTTGCACATTATCTTCTGCTTCATTTATTCCACCAATCTTTGCCTCAAGGTTTTCTAGCCTATTTATATAAGAGCCACCTGTAACACCAAACCCTATAAATGTTCCTATAATACTTACCAATGCAATTATTTGTGTTGTTTTATTTTGAAACCAATCCATATTACCTCCATATCTCAGGTTCATTTTGCATCATGCTTTGTAAATTATTTATGTTTTTACTGGCATAATCATAAAAAGCTTCAATGTTATCGTTCATGGTAATGTTACCATAAATATCTTGAGAAGAATACCAAACATTTTGATCAGGTATTACATAAGTTGTATAAGCATTAAACTGAGGCACATATCCTATAAGTGCAACCAAGCTTGACTCATCACTATATTCACCAGTAGATTGCTGTTCTTGTTGCATTTCTTCTTGTTGCTCTTCAATGTTTTGAGCAATAATTTTGTCAGCTATTTGATCAGCCTCAGATTGTGTCATGACACCACTCACTGCTGTGTCAATTTGACCTTGCATGTCTTGAACTTGCACATCAGTCATAACAACTTGTGCATTACCATCACCCATGTTCATGGGTGTAATGCTCATAGTTACAGAAGCACTAGAACCTGAACTCAAAGATAAGACTTGGTTGTTTTGTGCATTGGCACTAGCTATTTGGTCAGACATACTTGGAGATGAAGATGTGCTTATGCCACCTGATGATGTGTTGCTACCCTGTGTAGAAAATCCACCTGTGCCTGTGGTAGAAGAGTTGCCTTGTGAACTGCCACCACCATAATTTGTGCTGTTGTTTGCAGTATTCAAAGCATTATTAATTACATTTAAAGCTATTATTTTGGTTTTTGATGGTGATGCATCAGTGTTGGTTACATCTATTTCTTCTTCTATTTCATCTAGCTCCTCAAAAACTTCTTCTTCTATATCTGCAATCAACTCCTCCTCTAATTCTGCAAAGACTTCTTCTAATTCTTCAAAGACCTCTTCAACAGCCTCCTCTTCAAAAATCTCTTCTCTAAACTCTTCTTCAGGCTCATCATTTCTAGCAACATGCTCTTCATCTCTGTGTTCTTCATGATGTCCTCTTGTTTCTTCCTCAAACCAATCATCTAATTCTTCAATGGTGTTAATAACTAAAAAGTTTTCAGGCTCACTAAAATCTTCTACAAACAAAGTCTCTTGCAAAATAAATTGCTCAACAAACACATCTTCTTGTGGCAAGAAATCATTATGTCTGCGAAAGTCATCAAAAATTGGCAATGGCTCAGGCTCAAAAAATATTTCAAACTCCTCTCTAAATGGCTCATTAAATGATTCTTGTGGTTCGTTAAAGTCATCAAAGACAAATGGTATATCCTCTTCAAAAAATTCTATAATTTCAAAAGGCTCTTCAAAACCATGCTGGTGGTGTTCATCTTCAAATATACCAGTGGCAAACTGCTCTTGCTCATCTCTAAAACCATAGTTGACATTATCTTCATTAAAAAAAGCTACTGACTCTTCTTGTCTAAAACCAACACAAAAGGATGCATACTGTGGGTCATCATCACATTGTTGCTGGTCATAGGCTTGCCAATAGTTTGGACATGACTGACTATAAAGTTGAGTTATATTGCACTGTTGTGTTAATAAAGCATCTGCATATCCTGAACAGCTACTATCATTTAGTGGATTAGAGCAATCTATTCCATTGCCACTGCCCACTCCATAAAGACTGCCTCCACCCTCTAATAAAGTGTTAGAAGATGTATTATTCCAATTTGTTGATACACATGAACTGCTATTGGTGGTTCCTGTATTACACTCATCATGAAAAAGATATTGATATACCTGTGAACTATTTGCACCTACCTCACCAATAATCACATCATGGTTGGTAATGTCTAATTCATCATATCTATATTCAAAAGAGTGATTTGGGTAGAGTATAATCTCAAAGCTATTATCAGTATTGTTTCTTCCATACTCCTTCATGTCATACCAACCCAAGATCATTTTTGTACTGTCTCCCCAAGACTTCATTCTTGAGCCACTATCTTGAATTAGGTCAGTCCAAAATGGAAACATGGTATAGGTGTATTGAGAGCCTATAGGATCAGGGGTATAGTCACCACAATAATTGTTGTAATTTATATTGCCTGTGCCAAGACCAAAATGCGCACACCCATTAGTGGCAATCCTCACCTTATCAAAGGTTTGCCCATAAAAATTAAAGTCAAAGGTTAAATCTATAGATGGAGAAAGCTGATCATCACCTACTGTATAAGCTAATTCACCCTCAAAATTGTTTGCATTTTTTTGTAATTGAAAGAGGTCTTGATTAGCCTCGTAAATGTATTGTGCTGGTATGTTCAAAGAGAAACATACTAGCCACCATAAAGCTCTTTTTTGCATTGTTCTTTTGACTTCGTTTTGCTTACAACCACTCTGCTGATTAAACCTGCTACATCATTTTTTATTTTGTCTCTATTTGGATTGTGTTTTTGGCTACATTCAGCAATATATTCTTTCTCAAAATCTGCTTTGTCAGGTCTTTTTTGTGGGTTAGCCAGCCATAGTTCTTTTGCTTCTGCACCTATCTTGCCTTCATAAGGTGCTGGTGTACCTGCTTGCCACATAGCTTTAAACACTCTTTCATCTTGAGCTAAGAGAGAAATTGCCGCCACTTTCATACCCATATCAAACAGATATTTGCTAAGTTTTAATCTTTCACAGTTTTCGTCAATTATTGTTTTACCACCTGAAAGACCTATCACTTGACCGCTGAAGGCGGCGCTTGCGCCCACTCGACAGATATCCTGAGAATAACTCATAATGCTTGGTGCTATAGCTGATGCAGGTGGCGCCTCACTTTTAATTTCTTGCCTAATAGTCTGTGTGCTAGAGCTTTGATTAATGTTTCGATTGGTATTATCTGAAACTGTGTTATTCATGTTTTGATTCAAATTGCTGGTTTCAACCTTAGATTCTGATTCAGATTTATTGATATTGGTGTTTTGTGAAACTGAATTAGAAGTGCTTTGAGAAACATTATTGTTGTTAACTGTCTGATTTACAGTGCTATTTACTGTAGATGTTGAGGTATTAATGTTTGTATTTTGTGAGGTGGCACTTGAGGTCGAGGTCGAGACATTGGTATTGACATTGGTAGAAGTCGAAACATTGTTATTTGTGGCAGTCGAAGTGTTCACATTCGTATTTTGACTGACTGAATTATTTGTATTATTTGTGGTGGTATTATTGGTATTTTGATTGGTGTTAGAATTTGTATTATTCGTGGTAGTTTCATTCGTGGTGTAAACATTACTGTTTTCACAATACTGGGTGCCATTTACACAAGCTGTGCCTGATTGTTGAGTTGATTGTGCATTGGCTTTAATAGATATACCAACAGCTAAAGTTATTAGAAAAAGAAAGCCTGCCATTGCAAGCATATTGTCATGTTTTCTTTGTTCTTTTTTGTCCATTTGGGTTAAAAACTCCTAACTCTATAAGTTTAAATCTATTCACAATATGTTCTGCTTCAACATCAGTCTTGCTTTGACCATAATATTTAACAGCTAAATAGTTTTCTATCATAGATACATTAATATTAATGCCATCTACAATTATCTCCCCCAAAACTCTACCATACTTTCCTTTAGAATCTTTTAATTTTGATCGTAAAATTACTTTTTTACCACCATTAATTGCATCTTCTAAAAATTTTGAAGCAAGCTTGCCTCTTGCTTTTTCATCTAAATCTCTTGTTCTGCTCTCAGGTGTGTCAATCCCATAAAGCCTGACACGACACTTGTGAAGAATAGAAAAGCCAAGATCAAGGATAACATCAATAGTATCACCATCAACCACTCTAGTGACCTGACAGCCATATTCATACATTACTTGTCATCTTCTCCTTTGAAGCCTTTGCTTTGACCTGACTTGCCTGAATATACACCAAAGACTACTCCCATGGCGCCCACCACAACTGAAACTAAAGCTGATTGCTCAAGGTTAGGTTCAGGTAGGTTCATGAACCAAATGACTGATTCATACATCAGATAAATATAGACAACCACAAAGATTCTAGGGAATATTCTCCATGAGTCTACTGCTCTTGCTAGATGTATGACCTTTTGCCAAGGATTAACATTAGTAACATCTTCTAATTCTCTAATTTTATCTTTTAGCTCTGAGATTTCATTAGTCATCTCTAAAAATCTATCAAGGTCGATTTCAACTTCATTGCGGTCAAAATCTCCGCTAAATTTATTTCTGTGATCTTCCATCATAAAAACTTTGCTAGTATGACACTTACCATCTTAAAAGGATAAACACCCCATATCATGTTTTCTAATTTATCAAATCTTTTGGTGCCTGACTCTAGCCTTTTTTCGATATTTGCATATCTGATGCTACATTCTCTTTCATGAGATTCTATTTTGGCAATAGCTTCTTGCAGGTTATCCATGAGACTATTTTTTCTTTTTTTTGACTCTAATGGTTGTATAAGCCTCATCTACATCAGGTGTAGATTTATCATCTGCAACATAATGTCCTTTCTTGTTTCTAGCTCTGACTTTTTTTTGCTCTGTGCCAGTCCAATAATCTACTACTTTTGTCCACCAACTCATTTGTCTTTTGCCTTGCCAATGTTAATTGCACACCAATCTACTAACCAATACACTTTTGCAAGCATTTGATCATCTTTAGGTGTGGGTGTTAATGCACAAATAAGTGATGCACCTGATATTACCCAAGGTGCTATTTGTATTATTTTTAATATTAAATCTAACATATAAACCATAATTCCCTCCTATGAAGTTGGTTCTGTTGGAAACTCACCAAGTGGTCTTACTGGTGGTGTTGCATCATTGTATTTATAAAGATCAGCCAAAGCATCTACATTTGCAACAGCATTAATTTTAGCTTTCATGTCAGTTGCCGCTGTTCTTACTCCTACTCTGTAATCTAGCCAGTCTGATGGTATAGCTTTAGAACTTTCTGCATTTCTGACTACCATCCAGTCATTAGGTTGTAATAAGCTATAAGCCTGATTATCTATAACTGCACAATGATTTGTTTTTAAGGTGTCTAAATCTCTAGCTGTAGCTGTTCCATAACTTGCAGTTACTGTGTTACTTGCAAAATTAAAAGTTTGATTTGTATTAATATAGTATTCTTTATTTTTTAAATTAGAATTATCTTCAATTACTATATAAACACCTATAGCTTTTAACTGTGCTTCTGACCAAAGGTTATGAATATTACTAGGATATTTAATATCTCCTATGGTTAATTGTATAGGTTTGTTATAAACCTTACTTATTTTACTATCTTCTACTAATGCCCACATGATTTTATATTACCTCATAAATTGTTTATTGACTATCTTGCTGTTGTTGGTATCCCTGTTGATGTTACAAATGGATTTTCTGCAAATGCCATGTAGATGTATGTTGTTCCACTACCATTTATTGTGTTATCACTATTCCTTAATTTGAAACCATTAGAATATAAATCTATGTCATCACCTGATATAGCACTTGTTGACTCTGCATCACTTCCGTTTGCTCTTAGCCATACATCTATTGGATTATAGCCTAGTCGTTTATGGTCATACAAAGACCAAGAACCTGTTGATGATGATGGTTTTGTCATCACAAAAGCAGGTTTAAAACCTGTATAAACAAAAGTACCGTCTGCATTTCCATTACCGACATACTTATCAAACTTGCTGTAGCCTTGTTTTTCTGCGAAGCAGTAGCATATTTGGTCTTGACCACTTTGATTTATTGCTGTTGCTGTGCCTATTGAAAAAACAGATGTAGTTGGGTCTGTTTGTGTCCAAATTGAATCATTTGCGGTAACAGCAGAGGTTAAATTTAAATTTAAAAAATCATAATTATTTGTTGTTTTATGATGTTTTACAGACCAATTTGCAGTTGAGTCTAAATTTTTTTGAATAATCATATCAGGTGCTACACCTAAACCATGACCAACTGTTGCTACTGAACCTGTGCCTGTGAAGGTTACAATACTAAATCCTGCTGTAGTATTTGCTTGTACTGTCGAAGTTATTGAGCCATCTGAGTTTGAAACTGTTGTACCACCACCTGCCTTCCACTGCCAAGCTACATAAGTTTTACTTGTTAAATTAAAATAAGTCTGTGCTGTTGAGCCAAAGGTAAAACCATCTGAGTCAAAACTTGCTATACCAACACCTGAAGGGAGAGTATCAGCACCTTGAGAAAGGTCTGAATATATAGCTTTAGTTCCACCTCTTGTTGAATCTAAAAATGGTTTATTATTTCCTTCTCTAGTTGCAAACCAAACTAAATCAGGTTGTAAGTTACTATTACCATCATTTACGACTGATGAACCACCACCACCACCTGTGTAGGTAGCAGTTTGAAAAAATGCTGATGGGTCATCTATCGTTGTATAAGCTGCCATTTATCCTCCGTCTGAACCTAAATTTTTTGTGCAAAGTGCTAGGTATCCTGTTGGTGGTGCAAACTCAAATGTACCTATTGAGTTGCCGTCACTAGCAGAACTTGAGATAGACATTGTTGTAAAACCACCGAAGTTTACTACC